GGCATCGGGGCGCTGTGCAGTTCATCACTGCCATCCATTTTGTCTCTGCCTCAGAGGCGGTTGGTTATCCTATCTTCACAGATAATGACAGCTTTGGCACGTCAGCAAATAATTTTGTCAGCTTAGTCAGAGGAATGGTGCTGACTCCTAGCGGCACCAGAATGATGGTTCTTAATGGCACCGGAGAATCGTTTTCTGATGGCGCAGACGATGTTGCTACCGTAACATCAGCTGGTAAATTCAAACTAGTAATCTCATCCTCTGCCACGGGTTTCGCAACAACTGACGGCGTCGCCGGGGTCAAGATTTTAACTGCATCGCTAGATCCAGCAGGTGACGATTACATTGGCAAGATTCTCAACACAGATCCGAGCAGATTTATCGAGGAAGAGCATCTGCTCTACGCGGATTTTGCAGTTGAAAATGAGATTGCAACCGTTTCAACCGGTGGATCACTGCAGGTCGGCATCACATCTGGATCGATTTCCACATCTAGCACGTCCGGAGATTCCACGGAAACTTTCCTGGATGCATTCGGTAGGTTTGATACAAGATATACAGCACCGCGGACTCCCGGATTTATATCTCAGCCCTTTGGAAAGACTGAGTTTGATCTTTTCCACCTAGAATCTCTTGACGACGGTGTATACGCAAACGCCAAGTATAAGATTTCTATTCGTGATCTTAAGAAATCAACGAATCCCAAGGATCCGTACGGTACTTTTACGATTAATATTCGTGCTGGAGATGATACCGATACAGCAACCAAGATCTTGGAAACCTATCCCAATGTATCCCTAAATCCCAATGCTGAGAACTATATCGGTAAGGCAATTGGAGACAAGAAGGTCTTCTTCAATTTTGATGCTGAAGATGCTGACGATCGTCGTCTCGTTGTCAAGGGCCTCTATCCCAACAGATCTAATGTCGTTAGAGTGGTCATCAGCGATGCTGTCAAGAATAAGCTTGTACCCGGCGAGGCTTTGCCGTTTGGTTTCCGGGGTGTAAACGTTCTTAAGACGTCTGACACTCTCACAGACACGGAATCGGGTCTTGCAGGGCTTGGTGGTAGCCTGGCTCGAAGAATGTCAATCTACAATTCTGCAGGTGAATCTGATTTAACAGGCTCGATTGTTCCTCCGCTACCTTTGAGATTCAAGGTGACCAGAGGCGCAGTTAATACTGCAGGTGGATTTAGCGGTAATCCTGGCGTCGCCGAAATTGTTGACGGTCGCTTGCACTGGGGTGTTAAATTTGAACAGGCACCTCCTGCAAGTGTAGTTAGCAATGCTATCTACAACGTCAATGTGGGTTCAACATTTAACCCTCTCATTGACGCATACGGTAAGTTCCTGGGCATCGAAAAGCTTGATACGCTAGCTACAGGTTCAGGCGCTGACGGGTTTGGAAACAACAAGTTCACGCTGTCTAGAGTAGCATTCTACAATACTGCAGTAGCTGACTTGACAGGATCTCTAACAGATCACGCCAAGCAGATGGCGTACATCAGAAATGCCACAGTTGATCCCGTCAACTACACTGTGTCAGACGGCACAATTACAAACAGAATCACTTTCGGCACGCTGGTCAATCTGACATCGTCGGTAGAGTTCAACAGGTTCTCTGATTACAGTAAGTTCTCCACCTTCCTATACGGCGGCTTTGACGGTCTCAACATTCTCGATAAGAATGCTGCAAAGATGAATGACCGAGCTTCTTCTGCTGATACGGGTGGTAGCGCTGCTAGTGGATTTGTCTCTCCGGGACTCCTCACGAACGTCAACGGTGTCGGCAGAGAAAACAGCACGGTGTTTGCTTACAGAACGGCAGCAAAGATCATGACAGATCCTTTCGCCGTCAGAATCAACATTCTCGCCATACCGGGAATTCGGGATTCTTACGTCACGGATTACGCTGCTGCACAGACCAGAGATTACTCGCGTGCGCTGTACATCATGGACATTCCAGAGTACGATGAAAATTCAAACAGGCTCTTTGACGATAGTACTGCAAAGGTCGATGTTGACAAGACATCGGATCAATTTGTAGGAAGGGCCGTTGATAACAGCTACTCAGCGACATACTTCCCCGATGTCAAGATCGATGATCCCATCAACAATCGTCGAGTAACTGTCCCACCATCAGTTGCAGCACTAGCAGCTCTCGGCTTCAATGACAAGAGCAGCTATCCCTGGTTCGCTCCGGCTGGATTTAATCGGGGTTCACTTGACTTTGTCTCTAACGTTGATGTAAGGCTTACGTCAAGAGATAGAGACACGCTGTATGATGCAAGAATCAACCCCATTGCAACATTCCCGAGAGAAGGGTTTGTTATCTTTGGGCAAAAGACGCTGCAGCAGGCACAGTCGGCTCTGGATAGAGTCAACGTCAGAAGAATGCTTCTCGAAATTAAGAGAATCGTTGTTGACATCGCCCAGAGATTTGTGTTTGAGCAAAATGACGCAACCACTAGACAGAACTTCGTGGCGCAGGTCACGCCGCAGCTTGCTCTTGTCCAGTCCCAGGCAGGTATAGAGTCGTTCTCTGTAGTTATGGATACGACAAATAATACCCAGCAGGATATCGAGGCAAATAGGCTAAATGGGCGCATCACAGTCGTTCCGACTAGAACAGTAGAGTTTGTCGCAATTGACTTCATTGTTACAAACTCGGGCGTAAGTTTCGAGTAATGAATAGGTACAACAAGACCCCTGGAGATACAACAAATGGCTGAGTTGACTTTTCGAAGCCCGGGTGTTAGTGCTCGCGAGATCGACCTGACAGGCCCTACAGACGTGGCCCCGACCGGAATTCCGGCGGGCATCGTGGGTACTGCCAACCAGGGTCCTGCCTTCGTGCCCATCACCCTAGGCTCACAACAAGATTTTGTTGCTAAGTTTGGCGCCACAGATGGTGAAAAATTTGGACCCCTAGCTGTCGTAGAGTGGCTATCAAATGCTCAATCAGTCACTTACGTGCGTGTTCTCGGGGTGGGTGACGGTAAAAAGAGAACAACAACCGGCGACAATGCAGGCAAGGTGACAAATGCAGGCTTTGTTGTCGGTGCCGAGCAAGTTCAAGGATCAGGAGTTGTCAGCAGAAATGTCAAAGCTGTCGACGGAGGGCCTCCTGGCAGGCTGCATTTCTTAGGCTGCTTCATGTCGGAGTCTGCTGGTTCAACAATCTTTAGCGAGGCAGGCATCCAATTCTCGGGTGAGAATTTAGCGCACCCCATTCTTCGCGGTGTGATTTTAGCGGCATCGGGTGTTGTCCCTATGCTATCTGCTAGCTTTGCTGCCTCTTCAACAAAGCCCAGCAGCACTGTTGCAGCCACCGCTGCTGGACCCCAGGGTGCCATTACAGGGTCAGTTGATCTTACGAGTGCTCAGCAAGACTTTGTGCTGCTTCTCAACGGGCACATTGACACAGCACAATATCCCAACCTGATCACGGCGTCTTTCGATGTGGATGCACCCAACTATTTTGGCAACGTCTTAAACAGAGATCCCCTTCTGGTTGAGGATGCAGGTCACCTTCTTTACACCAGATACGATATCCATCCAGCGTTTGCAACGGTTACAGGGTCAGGCATCATTGATCCTGCAACTGCAACGCCAGGCAACAAAGAGCCGGTTGCCTTCCTGTTGACCGCTAGCCTAGGTAGAAATGCGGGTTCGACTTCTATCCCTAACTTCGAAAACTTCGAAGATCGGTTTAAGACACCGGCGTCGCCATACGTCATCTCCCAGAAGTTCGGAGGAAATCCGGTTAACCTCTTCAAGGTGTATGCGCTATCTGATGGTGCTTATGCAAACACCAAGTTTAAGATCTCAATTAGAAATCTTGCAAAATCCACATCTTTGGTTGACAAATACGGCACGTTCGATCTACTGGTTAGAGATTTTGCTGATACAGACGATGATCCGATTATTCTGGAGCAATTTACCAAGCTTAGTCTGAACCCTTCATCTGATCGCTACATTGCTAAGATTATCGGTGATCAAAATGTCTACTGGGATTTTGACAAGAATGATGACGGGCAACGACTGGTATTCGATGGTAACTTCCCCAACCTGTCAAATCTAATCAGAGTTGAAATGACTCAGACGGTAGAAGACGCCGAGGTTGATGCTACGGCACTTCCTATCGGGTTCCGCGGACCTTACCACCTTGTCACCTCAGGTAGCGGTATTATGACCACACCGCCCACTGCTGGTGGCGGATTTAACACGGGACAGCATCTCTCCTACCGCCGCCTGGTTGAACCTCCTGTTTCCTATCGGGAAACCATCAAGACGGGTGTATCTCCCAAGGACGACGTGAACTCGAACTTCTTCTGGGGCGTCCAGTTCCAGAGAAAGACAAGCATCACTCAGCCCAATCTTTCCTTGGTGCAAGATCCGACTGCAGAGTCATTTACCAAGTATTTCCCCACGTTCCACACAACATATCAAAATCCAAGCGTGGGCGACAATGCAGGTGCAGCTGATTCTTCTGGCACGGTATACGACTCTGACCGGTTCAACAACAACGTCTTCACGCTAGAAAACGTGAAGGTCAGAACTGGCTCCAACGGAGTCGCCGATCCGAAGGAGTGGGTCAGCGCTTCTTATGTCCGGCAGGGCAGCATCTCAGCTGATGCAACAGCCAAGACAAGAGCACTAAGCGTCTCTACCGATTTCGGTGATGCAACAGTCAAGACATACGCTAAATTCTCCTTCTTCATTCAGGGTGGATTTGACGGTGTCAACATCTTTGACAAAGACAAGGCCAAGCTGCTGAATGCGGCAATTATCCGCGAGATGGATGATGCGGCACAGGGACAGAACAACGGCCCGACAGTGTCAGCGTACACCAAGGCGCTTGACATCATGAACGAGACATCTGAGGTCGATATTAAACTGCTGGCGGTGCCCGGCATCCGACACTCAGTTGTCACTGACAAGGCGATTGATGTCGTTGAGGGCAGATTCGATGCCATGCTGGTCATGGATATCGAGGAGAGAGATGAAGTTAACACAGTGGTGACTTCTTCTGCGCAGAATGTCAATGTCACCAACACGGTTACGGCCTTCTCAGGGCGAGCGCTAGACACAAGCTTCGCTGCGGCTTACTTCCCGGATGTCGTGATAACAGATCCCTTCACCCTGACCAATGTTCAGGTTCCGCCCTCAGTTGTGGTCCTCGGTGCTATGTCCCTCAACGACAAGATTGCGCATCCCTGGATCGCTCCGGCAGGCTTCACGCGGGAGGCACACCAGAG